GGGTGTATTACCTGGAGCCTTGTCCATGATTGCCAGGCGCATTTCGTTGCCGCCGTACTGCTGAGCCATGCGCTGGGCTTCTGACTCTCGAGCCCGCTCTGCAGGTGTCACCATCGGCGTGAATCCCGAAGATTCAGGCGGTGTGATTCCTGCTCTCTCAAGGATCTCCCCTTGAGTGCGCTTCATCCTTTCGTCGTACCTCGCACGACGACCACGCTCTACAAATTCAACGAACTCCGGCTTCGCTCCCATCATCGTGAGAGCTTCGGTCCCAGCTTGAATGCCACGCAACGTATTGCCGTTCATCCCGCTGCGGTCTAGCTCTTGCTGCTTCTTTGCCGCAGCCTTCTGCTCGCCAGTTGCAAAGTGCTGATTGGCCTGATTCTTCAGGTGCTGACCAAGAAAGTTGCCAAGCTGACTCGCCTTGTCCATTGCAAAGCCTGCTCCATCGAAGCCGTAGCCACCATCAGGATGTGAGTACTTTCTAGCCATGCTTACCTCCAGTTAACTGAGCCCGTGGCCTGGGCAATGCGTGTGCCGACAGCTGTATCCGCGGGACCGGGGACAGCCATGATGAATTCGACGCCAGAGCGTTCGAAGGCATAACGCCTTACGTCTTCGCGCCTGTAGTTAGCGACATACAGGGTTTCGGCGAGTCGATCCACCTCACGCAGGTAGATCTCTCTGTAGTCCTTGTCAGCCTTAAGCGGATCCGACTGGAAGATTGCTCGATCCGTGTCGCCAGTGATCCGCTCAATCCGACTCGGCTGCGGCTGGGTTTCACTTTTGAAGATCTGCGAGACGCGATATGCCTTATCGCAACGAGCTAAATGCTCCTGTACTTGAGAGAAGAAATAGCTGTCTGGGATCTTCGCCATTGCCTCTTCAAGTCGGGCAATGTCACCAGCCGGTAGGTTCGCTCCAACGTTATATCCGAGGTGGAACCTACAACGGCTCTTGTCGTAGTCGTTTAGTTCCACTAACGATAAAGCGACCTATCGTAATTCTATAATTATCAGCCGATATAAATCAGATCTTCTGCAATGATCTGATCCCAGTCAACACGGCCAACTTTGCGCAGCTGGTCGAGATTCTTAAAGCGCTCGCCAGGCAGGCTCATGCGCAGTTCAACAATCTTCTTGGCAGTTGCGTAGCCAATTCCCTTGATTGACTTGGCAATACCTTCTGCAGTCGCCACGTTCAGGTTCAGGCGAGTGTCAGCAGGGATGGCACTTTCGGGAATCTTGTTCTCGTCCTTTTCGGGCTCAGCAGTCTGAGGCTCGGGCACATCGCCTGTGCGACCTTTACCGGGCTCGTATGAAACGAGGTCAGCAAGAGGAACATACGCAACAGAACCATTCTGGTTCTTGATCATTGCGAAGTCCTTGTCGTGATAACCAACGAACTCGACAATCTGTCCGTTTTTGGTGTTCTGATATAGCGACATGAGAGACAAAAAAAGAGGGCGTCATCTTCCCTGACGCCCTCATCATAGTGATTAAATCGCTGTTATCAGGACTCAGTCACGTAAGGCAGGTGGATGTCATCCAGGCCTGCAGCTTCATCGTCGATGTAGTAGCAAACTTCAACGATGATGGGAGTACCGCCAGCAGTGGTGGAGGTAAGAGTGGCACCAGCAGAGGTACCGTTTGAGGTGGTCACAAACACCTTGAGGGTCTCAGCACCTGCCAGGGCGACAGGGGTGATAACACTCTTAGTGGTAGCGACAGGAGCAACGGTGGTGGAAGCCACGGCCACATCAGCACTGTTGGTAGCCAAAGTGTTGGTGGTCAGCACGTTGTCGTTAGCCAGGGCATCGGCAACTTTGATGCGGTTGGTGTTGGTACCAACGAGACCAGAGGCAGCGGTGCCTGAGCCGACGTCCTTACGCATGTCGGGGACACGCAGGGACAGGCTGTAAACCTTGGCGCCAGCAGGGACGATAAGGCTTGCAATGTCAGCACGGGGCTTGTCATCGCCGCGGAGGTCGGGGCTGCCGATCTTCACGTCGAAGGAAGTACCACCGGTGGAATCCACCAGTGCATAACCCACCTGTTGGTAATACACGCGGCCAGGGATGGCAGCGACACCTTGGGTCTGGTAGCTACTCAGGTGAGCAACGTAGTTACCGGGGAAAATCTTCTTCGCCATAGTTATTTACCTCCTATCAATAGACGAAGGAATAGGCGACGGAAACGAAGTCCTTGTTCAGGATTTCGAAGCCGGCGAAGAGGCTCCAGATCATGATGATGAAACGACTGAAGTCGTCGTTGTTGTTCAGCAGGATCTGAGCGTTGTTGCCACCGATGCCGACGCCAACAGCCTGAGGGCCGAAGAACAGCATGGGAGCAGCAGTGGTCACGGCGCCTGAAATAGAGGCGTCAGTGATGGTTGCCGTGAAGGACTTCTCGGGCAGGTTGGTTGACTCGAACCAGCGCACACCCTCGAACAGGAAGCCAGTCGGCATGACGGGCTGACCCGCGACGAAACCAGCCTGGCCGTAAGCGGGACCCATGCCATGGAAGAAGTTGGCGTTGGGAGCCTGCTCGGGCTGCAGGGGATTCATCATTCCGTTGCCCGCATATCGGGCGATTTCACGGAACGCATCGTTTTGGCGCAGGTGCATCATTGCCGTGGGATCGGCAATACAGCGGTAGTAGCCGTCAGCGAAGGTGGGGACGTTGCGCTTGCGCATGTCCTTGACCACCTGCAGCAGGTCGGTCTTGACGTCGAACTTGGCGGACTCACCGGAGGCATAGGTTGCAACGGTGGTGCCGGTGCGGGTCTTGCCGAGGGGGAAGTAGTAGCCGCCCTGGGAGTCAGAAGCCTTGCCGTTGGCATCAGCTTTGAACAGTTCGTCGGCAAACACCCGATCGCGCCAACGACGGTAGTCGTCGAGCAGAGTCAGAGAACCGATGGACTGGTGGAAAACGTTCAGGTTTCCGGTGTCCAGCAGCAGACGCTGAGCGGTCAGCAGGGTTTCACGAGCCACCTTGAAGGTGGAGGGAGCAGCGGTGTCAGACGGATCTGCAGGACCGGTGTACTCCTTAAGGTTCACAAGAACCTTGTCTTTAACGATATTGCGGCTAGACGCAGTACCAAGAGTTTGATCAGCGGTACGCTCTCGAGAATCCTTAGTACCAGGATTACCCCAGAAGCGGTAGCGGTCCAGCTGAACAGTTTGGCCGGGTTGTTTTGCGCAAGTGTTGATGGAGTGGCTCTTTATCCGCTCCCACAGGATTAAGGGCTCCTGTGATCAGACTATATCTTCACCCTTAATAAATAAGGGGCTGGGCACTCGTGGATCCATTACTGAGTTTCCTCTCGGGATCTAGTCGTTGAACCTTCCGGATTGTGGTCCGGCTTGGCTGCTGATTGGCCTCCCTTTCGGGTCCGGCTTCCCAGCAATTCACCCAGTTTTGTCAATCAGCTTTCGCCGAAGGGACTCCATTGAAGTCGTGAACAACCACGGGCTCTACGGCCATCTCGATGATGTATCCCGGGTGGGGACGGTAGAGCTCAGCACCTAGCAGCTTCGGAAAATCATTGTCAATCCACATGGGAAGACGATCCTCTAGCTGTAAGAACGATCGAGCGCGCATTTCGCGCTCATGAAACTACTATAGATGTAATTCATAGGGCGAAACTTTTGGATTCCGCTGACGTTCGCGGATTGCTCGGGTTATTACTCGCAGATGGAAGTCTTGTCCCATATCGCACTGTTGGCGGGGGATATATCCAGCTGACATTGACAGCGGGGGCGGCTGAATCTGCATTTCTCGAAGAAAAAGTGGCTGAATTCCGCCATTTCATCCCGACAAACGCGAATATTGTTCACTATGAGACTCCGAAGCGGGCAAATGGCAGATCAACCTCTGCATTGCGCTTCAGAGTGTCGACTGACAAGTTGAGGCCCGTATATAACCTCTTATATCCGCATGGTGAGCGTGAAATCACGCAAACATCGCTGGATTTACTAGGTGCCAAAGCTCTTGCTTGGTGTTGGGCCGAGGGATCACGAGTTCTCAAGGACGGATCTGTCCAATTAGCCCGGGTCGGCGCCACGATCCAAGAAGCACGGCTGATGTCGTCCTGGGTTGAGGTGCTCACCGGGGCGATATCCACAATCGACGAGAAACGAGTCAAGCCACGCCTGACATTCGACGCTGATCAAGCAGCAAAGGTCCGCAAGGCCCTGGTCGACTACGCACCGAAGTCTCGAGTTCACCTATTCCAAGAGGAGCAGTGGGATGTCAGCAAAATTCGTGGCGCGCGCACTGAGCTTCACCTTGGGAAAAGGCGTGGTCGCCCTAAAGGGAGCAAGAAAGCGCCCGTGGCTGGAGATTGTTCGTCCTGAAACCCAGCGGACCTACCTCGATCACCAGCTACGAAGCCTGCGAAAGCTGCATGACGGCCCGATCGACGCTGTATGGGACGTCATTCCTACCAATGGCTTCTACGACAAGGAGCGA